CCGACGCCGAAGAGCGCGCCGCCCTGATGGAAGAGGTCCGCGCCGAGGTCCGCGAGGACGTGCGCAAGCGCTTCGGCGATGACAAGAATCCCGTGACGGAGTTCCTGCTGAAAGTCGGGGTGCTGGAGGACATGGAGGTCATGCGCCGCGTCACCATGCGAACCTCCGACAACAAGCTGATATATCAGTGCGGAAAGAAACTCGACCTGCTGAAAACCTACATCGCGCTGGCCAAGGAGACCATCGTCATGCAGGAAAAACAGCAGAAAATAGACTCGGCGGCCGGCGCCGGCGACGATAAGGACGAAGTGATCGTTTCACTGGAAAGAACCTGATGAAAGTACGGCTGGACATACCCCTGAACCCCAAGCAGGTAGAAATGTATAATCTGCTCAACTCCGGAAAGTTCACGGAAATTCTGTTTTACGGCGCTTCCCGCTCCGGCAAGACTTTCCTGATACTTTTCTGGATGATCGTTCAGGCCATCGTCTACAATGCCAACTCGCTGGTGGTGCGCGAGACCTTCACCTCGCTCAACATGGGTATGATCCGCCAGACGCTGCCCCGTGTGCTGGACGCCATAGCCCGACTTAACGGCAAGAAAACATACCAGAAACTCATGGTCGGCGGAAAGCCCTTCGCCAAGTACAACGGCAAGGACAACGTGCTGACGCTGTTCAACGGCGCCTACATCCAGTTCGCGTCGATACGCGCCGGGGCGGACGGCGCCGGCGACACCTACGACAAAATCCTCTCCACGGACTGGGGCCATATCTTCGCCGACGAGGTTTCGGAGATCGACTTCGCCGCCATCGAGACCCTCTACTCGCGTCTGGCGCAGCTGTTGCCCGTGCCCAACATCATGCTCTACGCCCTGAACCCCACAACCGAGTTGCACTGGACCTACAAACGCTTCTTCAAGCAGGAGAACATGGACGGATCGCCCCTCTCGGAGTCCATCACGGAGCTGATGTACGCCATGCACTTCTCTAAAGACGACAACGTGCAGTTTGTGTCCAAGCAGTACTTTCAGGGGCTGGACCGACTCTCCACCCTCTCCCGCGCCCGCTTCCGCGACGGCGAGTATTCGAAGATCGGCACCGGAAAGTATTTCCGGCAGTTCACGTGGCTCTACCGGCCGCATATCGACCAGATCGTAGAATGCGTGATCTACACCGACCCATCGGCCAAGTCGAAGGAGACCAACGACTTCAAGGCCACGGTAACGCTGGTGCGGACCGTAGACACCCGCATCTGGCTCTGGGACTGCCGCGCCGTGCAGGGCACGAGCCATCAGATGCTCGAAAACATCTACGAGCTGGCCATGAAAGCGCCCCTGACCCCGCGAATCATCATCGAGAAGAAACAGCTTCCCCTCGACTTCGAGAAGACCCTGCAACGCTTCCAGATCGACAACCGATGGACGGCGCCGATATGCTGGGACACGCTCAACCACGGCGACAAGTTCTCGTGCATAGAATCGACGCTGGAGCCGCTCGTGAATACCGGAAAATTCGTATTTTGCAACGAATTGCAGAAATGCGGAGTCTACGAGCATATCATCGACCAGTTCGTGCGATTCTCCGACACCAAGACCTCGGACCGCAAGGACGACATCCCCGACGCATGCGCCAAGGGGGTTTCGTTCCTCAATTACAATATTGTCCAACAGTCGCGCACCGACGGCGCGCAGGTACTCTTCTACCGCCGCGGCACGCTGACCCAAATTCCAAGCTGATGCCAGTAGCAGTCAAAAACCAAAATTGGATTCAGGGTGTATACGACCCATCGACCGGAACGCATGACCCCGGCGTAGCAATGCAAGTCTGCGCATCATTTCCCGCGTCGGCATTCCCCGACGGGTATCTGCGCTTCGCCGCGGCGCTCACCGATCTGTTCGAGGCGCAGGCCGATCAGGCGTTTGTATTCGGCCGCACCGCCGCGGGGGAGATGACGGAACCCGTCATGGCCACCGGATCGCCCTTGTCGGTAACGCTCGGCGCCGAGTGGCTCGCCGACGTCGAAACCGTCTTTATCGACATCGCATGCACCGAAGATGTCACGGACCATGCCGCGTGGGCCGCGGCGGTCATTCAGCTCGACATGTCGCCGAATTACTTCCCCGAATCGGCGCTTGGCATCTACATCACGCCCCAACAGCTCCGGCAGTTCAAAAACATGTACCCGGACTGCGTGTCCGACGCCTACCGCGCCGCCGTGGGAGAGCTGACGGCCAACATCGGCAACATCTTCGACATGGCCGCCATGCTCGGTGAAGAGGACGAGAGCCGCAAGGACGACACGATACGCTGGATTTTGCAGGTCCTGACTGCATATAACATCGCATCGCCGAGCCTGAACTACTCGGAACCCCTTGCCGCGGCCTACGAGAAGGTCGCCCAAACCATCATCAAACTCAAGGGCGGAGTGGTGTCGCTCGAAGAGCCGGCGCCCTACCGCACCGATTCCCAGAACGCCAACGCGGAAGTCATCACCTCCCGTTACAAATACCTCGGATAATGGAAGTTTGGAGAGACATACCGGGATATGAAGGGGTGTATATGGTTTCATCCTACGGACGTGTGCGACGCATCTGTCCTTCCAAAAGAGAGGGTAACGGCATTCGGGTTACGCGCCTCACCACCAACGGATACGTAAAGGTGAATTTGTCAAAAGACGGAGTAGCGTACCATGTTACAGTTCATAGGCTTGTGGCCCAAGCATTTATACCTAATCCGAATAATTTGCCGCAGGTGAATCACAAGGACGAGGACAAAACTAACAATCATGTGGAAAACCTCGAATGGTGCGATGCTCGGTACAACAATAATTACGGAACCAAAAAGGCGAGATTTCGCGCCACTCGACTGAACGACCCACGGGTATCGAAGCCAGTTCTGCAATTCACTATGGACGGAAAGTTAGTTGCGGAATACCCCAGCGCAAGGGAAGCGGGCCGTGCCACCGGATTCCTGCATGGGAACATCAAAAACTGCTGCCGAGGAAAGGTGGCGTCGGCATATAAATTCAAATGGGCATTTAAATAGCTGATTATGACTAAGTTCCATTTTCCAAAAGTATCGCCTTTTCAGGTGCCCCAGCAGATCGGCACCGGCAATATCGAATCCCGGTATCTGTTCAACAACTACCGCCGGGAGTGGACGCCGGCGCTGTGGCGGCGCGCCGTGGACATGGCCATCCAGTACTCGGACATGTCCCTGCTGGACACCCTCTACTCGTGGTGCATGCAGTCGTCGCCGTTCTTGGTCTCACAGATCAACAAGCGGCTTATCCCCATCTATAAGCGCAACTTCGTGTTCGGCCGCAACGGCCGCGAGAACTCCCGGCTGACGGAGAAATACATCCGGAACTCGTGGTGGTTCAAGCGGTTCATCCGCTACATCCTCCTCTCGCAGTTCTACGGATGCAAGATGGTGGCCATCAACCCCGACAAGCGAAAAGTGGTGGACTTCCCCCTGCGCAACATCGACATCTTCAACGAAGCCCTGCGTTTCCAGACCTTCGAATACTATCAGGTCATCAACGCCTCGGACTATGACAACCTCTTCTTCTTCCAGCCGGAAAGCGATCAGGATTTCAAGCTCGGCCTTCTGCAATCCATATCCCGCGCCATGATCGGCATCGTGGAAATGTTCAACGACTGGCAGGTGCTGGGCAAAAGGTACTCTTTCCCCCTCACAACCATCGGTTACGACGCCAACAACGCCAAGGCGCAGACGCAGGCCCAGACCGTGGCTCAGAACCTCGACATGCTCACCATTCCCCTGATCCCCTACGTGCAGGACATGGTGAACAACGGCAAGAGTCTTTACTCCATCGAGGTAAACCCCATCAACACGCAGACGGGTTCCGACGCCTTCCGCGTGATGAAGGAGTACATCGTGGAATACCGCTCCGAAATCATGCAGGCGGTAACCGGCGGCACCCTGCTCGGCTCCACGGAGAAAAATACCAACTCCGAGCAGCTGGCGCAGATACATTGGGAAATCTATCAGGACATCCTGAACGCCGACGCCGAAATGGCCCTGATGATTATGAACCGCGAGGACACCAAGCACAAACTTGCCGTGCTGTTCGATGACGCCTCCATCGAATCGGCCCCCATCATCGAACTCCCCGACGACCGTCTGCCGATCAGTACCTTCGTGGACGTGGGCAACATGATGGCCAAGCAGGGGTCGAAGTTCAAGCCCGAAGCGTTCCGGCGCGTAGGTATCGACCCCTCGGACGTAGAAGCCGAAAAGAAGGAGGAAGAGAAGCAGAGCCTGATCGGCCGCGTGTTCAACCCCCGGAAGAAGGAGGATCAGACCGAAAAGGTAACCGAGAAAACCGAGACGGAATGAAAACCGCGCGCGACTTCGAACTCGACTGCCGCCGGCTCCGGCAACATCTGATCGAGGTGTTGCCGGCAAAGCTGGGGGCGTCCATGCTGGAAGAGACGCGCACCAACTTCCGCAACGAATCCTACGGCAACGACGATGTGAGGGAGCGGTGGCCGGAACGGCGTTACGAGGACAAATTGACCTACCCCAAGCTCCGATACACGGGACGCCTGTTCCGATCCATCCAGCCGAAGGTGCACCGCATCTCTTCCCGCGCCGCGGTCGTAGCGCTCGGATCGCCTCTCTCCTATGCGCAGATGCATAACGAGGGATGGCGCCCCGGCATGCCTGTTACGGGTTCCACCCTGCGCCAGCCGCCCAGCGCCACCAAACGGGTATGGCTTCCCCGGCGGCCCAAACAGCGCCAGTATATGGGCATCGGCAGGCGCTCGGTCCGCAAGTTCATGCAGGTGATCCGAAAAGAGGTGAATACGGCCATGCGAAAATAATTTTTTCGCCGGAATTTGGAATTTATCTGAAAATAACTTACGTTTGCGTGAAATATGTTCGGTGACATCATAGATAGGATCATTCAGGTACTTCGCAATTCTCAGGTCGTGATTGCGAATAAAATGTCCGTCTGCGTCATATCATCCGACGAAACCCAGACCGTCAATACCCCCCTCCCGGCCATCGCCGTGGGGGTAGAGGACAGCAACAACGCCGACGTGTTCATAGGCGGAGCCATCAAGGACCGGCTCAGAATCAAGCTCTGCGTGCTTGTCGATCTCACCAACTATTCGTGGTCCGCTGACAAGCAGTTTCAGGCGAGCCTTATTTCGCTGGGCCACGGCGTCCGCAATGCGGTGGAAAAGGCCAAGACGGCAGGTGATTTTCTGGAACTCCAGCAGAAATACAACCTTTGGCCTATCTATCAAGGGTTCAAGACCTACCAGCGAATTTCCACCAAAGATACCTTCAACACCGAAGTGATGGTGTGCGAAGTAATGTACGAAAGCACGGTGTTCGATCTGGAGCTGGCCCGCGAGAGCCGGCCGACGGAAGATGTCGAAAAGGTAAAAATCAAAGGGTTCACCGGAACGGATCAGGACCTGACCACGGAGTTGCCCATCGTAACAACTTGATTATGGAATTGAAGATCAAACGGCAGAAACTCAGTGATGAATCGCTCAACGACAAGGATTATGTCGTTCTGAACGACGGTATCAACTGGGACCGCTACAAGAAAAATCCCATCCTGCTCTGGGACCACAACCCCCGTGAGCCTATCGGCAACGTGGTGAACATACGCCGGGGAGAGGACGGGGATTGGTATGGAGAATTGCGATTTGACGGAGTGACGGAGCAATCCCGGCAGCGGCGCGATCAGTACCTTGCCGGTACGCTCCGGGCCGTCTCTCTCTCCGGCAAAATATACTACACACTGCGCGACGGCATCAAGTACGCCACGCGCTTCGATGTGTACGAAATATCCCTTCTCTCGCTTCCCTCGAATGCCAACGCTGTGGACGAGGTGGAGGGCGCCGAACCGGCACTGCGCGTAGGATTCTGCGCCGTGGAGGCCGAAGAGCTGGAATCCCTGACCTCCGGCTACACCGAATCATTAACCAAATATCTCAACAAGATGAAAGAAGAGAACCAGACCGCCGAGGTGGAGAAAACTGCCGAAGCGAAGGGTTCGGAAGCCCTGCAGGAGCAGGCTCAGGAGCAGTTCGCGGCCGCGGCCCAGCCTGCGGAAGCAGCTGACGCCGGTACGGTTTCCGAAACCGAGAAATTCGAAGGATCGCGCGAAGGCGCCCTCAGAGCGTTTAACGAGTTCCTGCGCCTGATCGGCATTCGGGGAGCCGAAGCCGCAAAAGCGGACAGCGACATGGCCGAAGAGGACCGCAAGGCCGCCGAGGAAGTGCGCGACGCCGAAAAGAAAGAAGAGGATGATGACGATGACGACGGCCGCGAAGAGCGCGGCGAGAATTTCGCATCATCGACAACCGAGCAACCCAAACCTGCCGCCCGCATCCTGAATGTGGAGGATACGGTTGAAAAATCAAGTAAAACCAACGTTCAATTCAGTTCCGCTATGGAAAGAAAAACCATCCACGAGTATCTTCGTGACAACGCCGGCAAAGACCGATTCTCCGAAGCCGTGCGATTCTCGGCGGCAGTAGGGAAAATGAACCCTAACGAAGCCGCTCAGGATTCGCGCATGAACCTCCTGCGCGAGTTCGCCTATTTCGCCGCCAAAGACCGCGGCTTCCGCGCCGCTGTCGGGGGCATGAACTTCGACATCGACGGCCGTCCCACCGGTACGGCTGACGAGGCCCTGAACCGTCTCGAACAGTTCGCATCGGGTCTCGACTCGATGAACTTCATCGAAACGACGCCCGACTTGGCCAAAATCGAGTGGTCCACGATGATCTTCCGCGAACTCTTCCCGGACGATTCGTGGGCAGACCGCATTTCGCGTCTCAGCGCCGAGGATGTGGCCGGCATCATCTGGATCAACTCGGCCATCAAGCCGAAGGTGTACTTCGGCAAGCGTGCCCCGGTCAACGTGTCTCCGTCGCTCTACGACGATGATCCCGTGGGCATCATCATGCACCTCTTCGCCCTCGAAAACATCGTTTGGCAGCAGGCCAACACCGATCTGCTGGCGTACGACGATGTGGCACTCGGCACTTCGGAGGCCCTGCGCTGGCTGTCGTCGAAGGCCCACAACTACATCATCCAGAAGCTGTCGGAGGACGCCAGCGTTACGCGCCTGACCACGGGCGAGAAAACGTACTCGGCAACGAACGCCTTCCCGGCTAACCCGACGGCAACCGGAACGCTGAAAGAGATCGCCCCGGCCGACTTCCTCGCCATGCAGACGGCGTTCGTCAACCAGAACTACGTCATGGAGACCTTCGCCGCCGAAATGGTGATGCCGGCCGTCATGCACGAACAGCTCCAGTCGAACGCCACGCTCACGAACCTGCTGACCAAGAACGCCGGAAGCATGCGCCCGATGTTCGGAGAGTACGCAGGCTTCGCATTCCGTCCTCGTTCGATCACGACGCTGTATGACAGCGCCTCCAGCAAGATCATCGACCCGGAACTGTATCTGGACGGAAAGATCACCGACGAAACGGGCGCCATTCCCGCCTACACGCCGCCTGTCATCCCGGCTACGGCGTACGGATCGGCACTGGCGTTCATCCCCTCGGAGGCCATCATCGCCATCGGACGGACCAACGTCCATATGGTCACCGACCCGTCGAACTACGGCTGGCGCATGTCGATGGATATGCGTCTGGGTGCCGGCGCCGCACGTAAGGGCGGACTTGGCATCGGCGTGATCGCCCCCGCAACGCAGGGATAAACCTGAAATCAATTCCCCACTGCCCCCCCCGGCAGTGGGGATAACCAACAACTTTAAAATCACAAAATTATGTCCAAGAAACCCGTTTATTCTGAGCAGTATTTCATCAACCTTATGGCCGCGGCTATGGCGTACGGCACGATCTACGTGACCAGCGACGCCAACACCTACCGCGACGAACAGTCGGCCATAACCCGATGCCGGGACTTCATGAAGCTCCGCCGGATCGTGCGATACGCAACCATCACCAAAGCGACGTGCCCCACCAATGAAGATGAGCTGAACGCCCTGATGGTTACGGTAGAGAGCAAGGTGCCCGAACCGGTTCAGACGAAGGAAACGCCCCAGCCTATGGACCTCGCCGCCGCCGCCGCCGCTCTTGCGGCCAAGAAGGCGCCGGGCCGAAAGAAAGGGAAGGCATCCGCCGAACCCGATCCCCAGCCTGCACCGGCGCCCGACCCGGAACCGGAAGGCGCTGCCGACGACGCTCCGCAGAAGAAAGAGGAATCTGCTGAATAAGCATAAATTACCATTAACATGGCTCAAACTGGAATTAACATCGAGCTGAAAGATACCACACTCAGCCGCCGCCAGCCCTCCGTGGGCAATGCGGCGCTGGTGTACGGTATCAAAGTCTCGTCCGGATCGGTGAGCGGGAAACCCACACTTATCACGAGTCTGGATTCCTACACCGCTTGGGCCGCATCCGACGCTCCTGACGCCAAACTGCTCAACAAAGATCCCCACCTGTTGGGAATGGTGACGCAGTTCTACGCCAAAGCCGGAAGCGGTACCTATCTGTGGCTGATCTTGACGAGCGGCGAAAAGGGTGATTTCGTTACGACCAATGCGGCGAACATCAAGCGCCAAATCCGCTTGACGCTGGAGGCCAACTACGACAACCGCCCCCGCATTATAGGCTGGTGCTCGCAGGCCAACGACGATGCCTCAGGGTGGGTCCCCACGACCACTCCGACCGTTGTAAAGGCCATCGAGACCATTCAGAATGCAATGTTCGCCGAGGGCATCCGCTTCGTGAACGTTTATACGTCCAACGTCGATGGGGCGCAGGCAAATTCGGCCTCCAACATCACCGACCTCTCCATCTACGCGACGCCGTCGGTAGCGTACATGCCTACTACCACGCTCTACAACACTACGGTGGACGAGCAGGGCAACATCACGGCCTACACCCCCATCAAGGATGTGGGAGAAGCTATCGGCATTCTGTCGGCCATCTCGGTCGCTGAATCCATCGGCTCGCACGAACGCGCGGCCGTGGCGCAGAAGGCGTTCTTCAACGACCCCGAAAACGTCGTAAGCGTGACGGAGGTAGACCCCTCAATCATCGACGCGCTGGGCAAAGGTCAGTATCTCTTTCACCGGCCCTATCCCACCGGCATCTTCTACAACGACGGCGCCACCTGCAACGACCCGACGAAGGCGTTGTCGCGGCTGGAGTTCGTTCGGCTTGGGAACGCCGTGTGCGACGATGCGCAGGAGTTCTTTTCGCAGATTCTGAACACGCAGGCCCCTGTTGACGCCAAAGGCGATCTGAGCAGGACCTACGCCACGCAGATCGAGAACAACTTCTACAATCTCTACTGCCAGCCCCGCATCAGTCAGCGCCAGTGCTCCGGCATTCGCGTGACGGTGGCCGCTCAGGACAACAATTTCGTGTCCACGCGAACGATTCTGGTGTCCATCGAAATTCTGCCGTCGCCCAACGTAGACTGGGTGAAGGTAGGCGTTCTGTACGTATCAGCACTTTCGTAAAAATCAACGACTATGTACGAACCCTATATCATCTCCAGCGCGGAAGCTAAAATGAACATCACCCATCGCGGCCAGATGTTCGACATCGTAACCGGTGTCCAGCTCTCCATCTCCCGGACGCAGGACGTTCAGGAAATCTTCGCCATCGGCCGGTTGGAACCTATTGCCAAGAAAGTGATCAACAAACGATTTACGGGCAATATGTCCCTCCAGACCGGTGAGTACGAGACTATCCTCGACGCCATCAATGCGTCGATAACTACCGGCTTCATTTCATCGCTCACCGACTTGGGGAACTTCTCCATCGGCTGGACCCTCGAAATGACCGGCCTGATCGTCCCCCGCACGATCATCTACTCTCTGGATTCCTGCGCTATTTCGTCCGACGACTTTTCGGTGGACCGAAACAGCCCTGAAATCAACACTTCCCTCGCCCTTCAGGGAATTGGTATTACCCGTTCAGTTTTACCGCTTTAACCCGGCAGGGGCGGTGAGAATCGCCCCTGCTATTTTTACTCAAAATTATGTCCGGAAAAACAATTATTCAGAATTATACCGTCCGCTTGCGGTATTTCAAGCGAAGCGTAGCCCCTAAGGCTCAGGTGATCGAGCAGGAGGTTGAGGAAGATGTAGAAGTAGGTATGCTCTCCCGAACCTCCGCGGCGCACACCAATTTTGCCACCCAGCTGCTGATGCACGGCGCATCCGGCGATCTTGAGCGGCTGGCGCCTATCGCCACCAAGTTCTGCGAAATGATGATCGTAGACGACAAACAGCGCAAGGCCATCGTGAACGACGTTATGGCCTGCATCGACCTTTACGGCTCCGATCCGGTTCAAAAGGACATCGAGCGTTTTTTATCGCGCTGGGGTGTGGTGATGGGGCTTCTCGGAACCGCCGAGAGCCCAGCCTCCACGAACGAATAAAGGAGTACGGCAGGAACGACCCCTTCCTGCTGAAAAAAGCCTTTATTTCGTATGTGTTTCACGAACCGATAACCACTCTCGAAACCCGGTTGTCGGCCGCGGACATCGACAAATATTCCGACATGGCCATGTGGGTGATCGACAACATCATCTACGCGCCATTCAAAGCCAAGAAATGATATGGACGGGCAGACCTATCAAATAAAGCTCAACATCAACGTAGACGATTCTCAGCTCTCGAAAGCCGAGCGGCGCATCCGGGACCTCGAAAGAGGACCCGGCCGCGGCCGACAAAGGGGAGATGGGCGTGGTTCGGGGGGTGGAAACGATTCTAACATCCCTCCCAGCCGACGCCCATATTACCGGGCGCTGGAGAGACTTTTCGATCGAAAACCGGGATTATCGGGCGAAGGATTTTTAAGTAACGTAAATAGGCTGTACCACAAGGCGGACGTATTCAAGCGCGCATTTTTGGGCAACCTAACGAGCTTATCCGGAGCCCTGCGCAACCTGTCTAACTTTGGGGCGGTTCTCGGTTCCATAGGTCGCATCGCCGCCGGAGTCATAAAACCTCTGGGTACCGTAGCCCCCGCTCTTACATTGGTAGGAGGTGCAATCGTAGCCGCAAAGGGATTAAACATCCTTCTGCGCGGTTCGGCGCTCGCCTTCGGTAATCGACTTCTAAACAACCAGAATCTTGTCGAAGCCGGATCGAGTGCCATGCAATTCGAAATGGCGCGTAAAGGGTTGGGGGCGGCCTATGAAAAATCCTTTCAGGAAGCGGGGCGCTTAGCGGCAGAATATGGATTTAGCCGCACGGGCCTGCTCAACTCCATGAACATGTTTACCGGTTTGAACGTAGGAAATCGAACGTTAAGTCGGGAAGAGGCCACCCGCATAGCCATGCAGGCAGGCAAAATAGCCCATGTGGGTGGAGTTCCATTCGAGCGAGTCAACATCAACCTCCAGCAGTTGTTGGGTCAGCCTACGCCCTCTGCGCGCGACCTTCGGGAGCTTATTCAGGCGGCGCCTATCATCGGCAAGATCGCCCAGCAGTCGATGGCGCGAAAGAACGTATCAGGGGATGTTTTCTCCTATCTGAAAGACAAATCCGAGTTGCTGAACGTCCTGAACGAGTTCGACCGCATGATCGAATCGAATCCGTTCATGAAGGCGCGAGGTATGGCTCAACTGTATAAGGAGAACGCATTCATCAAGATAGTGCAGGATAATGCGGAGTTTTGGCCCAAAATATCCCAGTCGTTGGGAATTTTCTACGACAAGCTGGCCATAGTTGCCAACCAATACATTCCCAAGTTGGCGGATTTTATCTCCCCAGAGAAGATAGAAACAATGATGGCCGATGTAGAAAGCGCTATTTTGGGTCTCACCAAAATATTCGGCGGCATCATGTCTTTCTTGGGTTGGGTTGGCCGATCGGTCCCCTTTGGGCATGCCGACAAGTTTAATGTAGACGAAAAGTGGGTTCCGGCAGCTGGAGGCGCTGTCAGAAAGGCATTTTCATTCGGGGATCGGTTTTACTATGATGCTCAGGGCAACAAGTACCCCGTGATAAATTCTGACAGTCTGTATGCGGCCCGCCAGCGCTCGGCGTTCCGGGATTTGGTAACACGAGACAGCTCCTACATTATCTCTTCACTGGCGGCTCAGCGCGCTGGTTCCGCAGAGATGATAGGGGGCGTTCCTTACCCAAAAGCCGGATTCACTCCGACTGCATCCCAAAGAGCGGCTGCCATCCGAGAATTTCGAGCCAACTCCAAAAATTTCCTACAGAATCCCGGAATGGTTCTCAAACCCGTGCAGACGGTGGACGGCAGCACCTATTGGGACATAGACTACGGTAAACTCTTCAATCAACTCAATCCCGCCGCCGGATTGAATGGTAATGGCGCCAACTTCTCGGCCTCAGACGGGCTTTCCGACATCACCAAAGGCGCCCGATCCCTGATTATCAACTTCAATCGGGAGATCGTCAGCATGCCTATCAGCATCGACAACGTGAACGACGGCGCCGACTTGGGCGCTCAGCTTCAGGGAGCCTTATACGACAACATCATGCGCGGCTTGCAAGTCGCACTCAACAACGCAACCGGTGCAATGTAATGAATACCAGAGACCATCAAAATACGCAGGACACCTTCACTCAAGCCGCCACCCATCTCCAGCAGGCCGCCAGCTCCCCGGAGCAGATATACCAGCGGGCGAAGGATCAGGTGCTCGACGCCGCAGATGCGGTGTTGAACGCCCGAAAGATCGTGCTGTCGCAGGCAGGTATTGTCCGCGTGCTGATCGAAAGCCCCGGCGGCAAGATACGCACCGGCGACAACACCCCGGAAATGTCTCCGGCGCCGCTTTCCACCCAAGAGTATTCCACGTCCACGCATGAAAACGATACCCAGCGAATCAGCGACGCCCTTTCCGGCCTGACGGATGATCCCATCGCTGACGCGATCTTCGTGTGCGGCGATTACTATGCGCCGCTTTCGCTCAACTTCTCGGTATCGGCTCAGAAAATAACCGACGAATCCCAGCTGGTGGACGGAATCAACATCGTTCAGCGGGTGGCCAAAGGCCCGAAAGTGGTATCGGTGTCGTTCAACATCCAGCGCCGGGAAGCGCAGGAGGTAGAGGATATGTCGGCCACCACCATCCGGCGCCGCAATGCCCGCGGCGGGGACCCCACGCCGGTATACAAGTTGACGCGGTTTCTGGATGAACTTTACGAGAACGACGAGGTTTTTGCCATCGAGAACACGGTGCTGAATAATGAAATAGGAATCGGTTGGGCGTTCATCAAGTCCTACCGCTTCTCACCTATGCAGGGCGACACCTTCGGTTCCATCAACTTGGTATTGCAGGAGGTGAACATCGCCGATCCGCTTCTCTACACCAATTCCGCCAACACGCAGGATTCGCAGTCCGTGCCCACAACTGTGAAATAACATGGCCGTCCGAAACATAACTGGAAACTATCTGATCTGCGGAAACGAGGTTTTCGTTGAGGGGAAGAGCATCGGCCAGTTCCAATCCTTCGAATCCGACGAAACGCGCGAGAACATCGTTGGAACCGCATCCATCGAGATGCCTTTCTACACCATAGCCGCGAAGGCCGCGAAGGAGGTGGGGCGCGGAAGCACCATCGCCGTTCAGCGGGTGGGTAAAAACACGACCACTTACATTCGCATCAACCCGGACGACTGGAATATCAAGACCGGCGCCCGCATTCAGGTGTACGCATGGTATCACGACAACGCCGTCATCGGCCAGAAGTTCGAAAAGCGCCTTGAATTTGACGGATTCATCCGGGATGTTATCGGAGGGTTCCCGACGGTAATAAAGTGCGAGGATGCGGCATTTATGCTTCGATTCGGCACGGTTACGCAGTCGTGGCCCAAAGCCACTCCCCTATCCTCGCTTCTGCAACAGATGTGCGACACGGCCAACGCGGCGTTTGCGAAGTACCGCAAGGACAACAAGCTGACATACGCCTATCCCTCTCTGTTGCCGGACCCCAAATCCATGCAGAGCGATTTTGTGCTCAAACCCGCCACCGGAGTGTCGCCATACGATGTACTGGAGCGGGTGATCGTCGGCATGTATAAACTCTACGGCAATGTCCGCATCGAGAGCGACAAGGCGCGGGTATACTGCGGACTCGGAATCTCGGAATCCGAATCCCCCACCGTGGAGCTGGACACGTCGGTAAACGTGATAGCCCGCGACATCGTGCCCTCGGACATGATGTTCCAGAATTTCCGCGTCATCGTCCGGTATCTGGAGGACGGAACCATGAAAACCATCGAGAAAGGGGCGGAAAACGGCCTTGTGTACGACCTTCCCTTCACGCCGGGCCGCAATGCTCAGCAGATGAACACCACGGCGCTGTCGGTGCTGGCCGGTCTGCGCGCCCAACGCAACAAGGGCACCATCACCACGTTGCTGTACCCCCTTGTGCGGCTCTACGACTACGTGAATTTCAATGATACCATCTTCAAGTCCCTGAGCGGCGGCTATTATGTCATCGGCCGCAAGGTGACCTGCGGAAAAGGCAAAGGCTACCGGCAGATACTGACGGTTACAAACAAGACATTTCTTTATCTGGCGAACTGATGAATCAAGGACAATTCATACGCAGTATGGAGGACTTCGGCAAGGACCTGCGCCGTCTGCTGGACGGCGTGAACCAGCCGTCCATCCTCTACGGCAACGTCGATTCAGTGGATGAAGAGACCAAAACAATTAACGTTCGCATTGGTGATGCTGGACTGGTAATCCCGGACATAAGCCTATCCAATGTCATCGGCGGGGATGCGAGCGTTATTTTTTATCCCGCCGTAAACTCCGCGGTGATCCTCGGCGTGCCCTACCAACAGCCGGAGAACGCTTTCGTGGTAAGCTTCACGCGCGTAGACAAGATCGAAGCGTCGGTAGGCGGATATTTTTGCAAAATCGACAAAGAATCCATATATTTGTCGAAAGACGGGGGCGGCTCCCTCACCATTTCCGGCGATACGGTCACCATGAACGGCGGCGAAATCGGCGGCATGGTGATCCCGGACGCCATAACCAATGCCATGAATACCTTCGTGTCGGCGTTCAACAGCCATACACACGCCTATACATGGTCTGCGGCGGCCGGAGCAGGTACTACGGCGCCCCCTGCGGGAAGCGTATCGCCTTTCAAGGCGGAGGATTATACGAACGACAAAGTGCAACAGTAATGGGCGACATTATTTTCGATCTGAAAAACAACGACATCGGCACCTCCAACGGGGATTTTGCCGTTGTGGTCGATCCGTCGATTCAGAACGCCACGCTCATGTTGCTGAAAAACCCCGTCAACATCCTGCAACCTCAGTTCGGCGTGGGGTTCGAGACCTTCGCCCTGAACGCGCGGCCCGATTACGTCTCCATGCTGGCCGCCACTGCCAAGCGGCAGGTTATAAAGGACGGCGCCGACTACTGCGACATCCGCATCACCGAGGGCGAGAACTTCGGCGAATACAGCGTCTCGGTAGACGCTCAATATCCTGTCTCGGCACCAACCGCGACCCTTAGTACGCCTCCGCCCCCACCCCCTCTTCCCAAACGGGGATTTGAAGTAAAAATTTCAGTTGTCGTGAGTGATATAGGCGGGTATCTTTCGGATGTTGATATCAAACTCACCTATACCCTCCCTAATGGAGATACCTCACCAATTATAACCCCCTCTTCTGTTGAGCATGTGCCAGATTCTTCTCCGGAGGGGTATCATGACCTGTACGTATTCACGGCAAATGATGCAACCACCGGGGAATGTATAATATCGTGGACTGCTTCTAAGACAGGATATCATTCAACGTACTCTCCATTCCTAAGAGAGCAGGCTGGAGAGGAATTTTTCAGCTTTATATTATCTACCTATCTCGCTAAAGATTCTTAATGATGGCAACTTACAAAGTAAAATCCGGTGATACGCTGATGGACGTGTGCTACAACACGACCGGATCACTGCGTGCCATCAACGACATAATGAACGCCAACGGCTTCGACACCTACACCCCGCAGCTGGAGGCAGGTCGCATCATCGAGGTGCCGGACGTGGTATACAACAGCGAAGCCGTATCGGTGGCCGACGCCCGGCCGTTCAACAGTGCATCCCTGCCTTTCGACAACCTGAAGATGCAGATGGAACTGCTGGAATTTATGCTGGGCGATGTCGGCTCCATCATCTACACCTTCGACGGGGCGAAACTCGCGGGCAAATACCTTTCCCTGAATGCAAATAACAACAACGAAGGCTATGTGAACTGGGGCGACGGCACGCCTGTGGAGTATATCAAAAACAACGCGCCGTTTGGTCACAACTACGCCGCCGGAACCACCGGGGAGATTGTGGTAACGTTTCTTGGACGCACTGGGGCATTCTTTTTGGGTACTCAATCTTTCGATCAAGAAGCATTTAAGCAGTCCCTTATTAAAGTGGACATTACCAATGCCGACGCAGCGTGCCCATCCGGCATGTGGAGAAATGCCTTTTGGGGCTGTAATTATCTGGTGGAAGTTGTGGGTTCTTTTGCTGGTAAGCCGAACATTAAAAATGCCAACTCCATGTTTGTTAATACATGGCGGCTTAATACTATACCTCCCCAAATGTTCCGTGGGTGCCCTAATTTGGAAGATGTAACGTTCGCCTTTGGTTTTTCTTATAATATTCCCAATGCAGACTATATGTTTGCGGACTGTCCGAAATTAACCCAAGCTGCGCAGGTATTTTCTAACGTGATTTTCCCCTCGGCTGTATCAGCTTTTGAAAACTGCACCTCCCTAAAATCAGTTGTAAATTTATTTGCGAATTGTAGGCTATTAACGGACGTCACCAATGTTTTTAAGGGGTGTACGAATATTGAACTTGCGCTACGTGTTTTTCGAAACTGCGCTGTTCTTAACCCGCCTGTTAACGTTTTTGACGATTGCAAAAAGGCTTACAATTTTAAGGAATGTTATAATAACCTCCCCGCCGCTACCAATGAATCTCCCTATACTGTGGTCAACGGCCAGAAGGTTCATTTGTGGGAAAGAACCCCCGAATTAGGATTTGCGTTGCCTATCCAATACGACTTCTGTTTTACCAATTCCCCCAACTTTGCGGATTACGCCAACATTCCGGAAGCGTGGGGAGGGCCTCCGAAAACGGAAAACAACGTGAAGCTTCGCTGTTGGCCGATGATGGCGCAGATAGTGGCCGATCCCACTACGATGGTTGGTGTAGTGTACCTTAACGGCGAAATTCTCGGTCACAACGTCGTGGAAAAAGACACGTCGAATCGGCTCGTCATAGCCCTGCCGCTTCCGACCACCATCACCAGCGTGGCCGGACTGTACGTGGTGTTCTATTCCGAGGAAGATGCTATAATCGGCGGTTCGCTGGCGCTGGCAGATAACGTTGCGGCGCCGACGGAAGGGGCCATCTACGAAACCTACTACAATGCCGGCTACGGCAATAACCTGCCGTCGATCTACCCCGTATTCGCGCCGAATAACGACCTTACGCCGGGCATTATCAACTCCTATTTCCAGCCCACCTACAACGTCCATATCCCGTCGCTGGGGGACTTTGAGGTCGTAGGCTCCGAGAGCATTTCGGATGCGGTTGAAATAACCCTCCAAATCACCGAGCTGGGTTGGTCGTATTACCTATCCTCCGGAAGTGATCTGTGGATTGACATGCAACAAAAGCTGGAGACCCAGCATGGCATACCTCTATCGGCGCTCGCCGAGGATGGATGCACCCTCACGCTGTCCGTAGCAATCGAAAACTACGTCATGACGGCGCCGGCGATCGAGTTCAACACCATGCGCGGCTCCATCATGCCTATTCTGGATTTCACGTACGTACCTTAATTTAATGAAATCTTTATGACCACTTATGAACAAATAGTAGCCAACATCGGCAAAACCATCTCGTCGCTCACGAGCACCAGCAATTCAGCCATCTGGCGCCGGCTGGCCGCGGTATTCGCCGAGACCATCAATACTGTTCTCCTGAATCAGTCCAATTCGGAGGTTGTGATCGAGACGGCCGCCCGAACGTTGCGAGTCATGGGGAAGCAGTACTACATCGACACGGCGCTGGCGTTCCAAACCGGCGACAACTTGGTGGTTGTCGATCCGTCCAAGTACGCCTACGGCTACGAAACGGTCGATCCGGCCAAGCAGATCATCAAGCAGGTGGCCATTCGCGTGGATGCGCAGAAAAACGTCATCAACATGCATGTATGCACGCAGGATGCGAACGGCAACAACGTAGCCCTCACGGCTGAGCAGCTGGCGGAGTTCTCAAACTATATGACGGCCAAATCTGCATTCGGCATCAGCATGATGATCTCGTCGCCGACGCCCAGCATCATAACCACCACCCAGCTCTTCATCCGCTATCTGGACACCTACTCGCTGTCCCAGATCAAGAACAGCGTGAAGGAAATCCTTATCACCACGCAAGGAACCCTGCTCGGCGACTCCCCGGTGTTCGTGAACGACATCGAAACCGCCCTCGCCGGCGTGCCGGGCGTGCGCGACGCCTACTTCGTGGGCATCACCTGCGACGGCGCCGAGCCTACCAACGGTATTCTGACGCCGGCATCCGGCTACTTCAATTTCAGCGCGGCACTGCAAAACCTGACTGACATCGTAGTATTTAATCCCATCCGGTAATGCTTCGACATCTATCCATACCGTGGCTTTTGTTCAACATCCTGCGTCCGCAGTATGCGCTCAACCACGACTCCAGTCCGACGCTGAATGTGTTCTACAAGTTCCTGTTTTGCTGTCTGGCGCCGCTGTTCCCGAAGATCGAATCATACGAGGCGTGGTGCAAGAAATACTATGCGCTGGCGGCCAACGACGGCAGCTGTATTTCCATCCAAGCCTACCTGAATGCCTACTACGGCGACTTCGGGGAGATAACCGTCACCACGGCCCCCGTTTTCGACACCTTCATGTTCCCGTACAGCTCCGATATGTCGCTGGGCACCCTGATGTTCCCCTATTCGGCCGACATGTCGAAGGGCGTGGAGTTCTACCAATACGGTAGCACGGCGAATGCCCCGGTCGTGACCATCCCCGCCGGGCTTAAAAACGCGGACGTCTATCCGGACTTTATCGCAGACCTGAACGCTCTTGTGGCCTATGGAATCCAATATTCAATAGTTGTAAATTAAACTCCCATGTCTCTCGCCTCTATCCTCAAAGACACGATTCTGCCTTACGTGAAAACCATCGGTAACAACTGGTGGTTGGGATTCGTCGGCTACTTCGCTCCCATCGGGCCGCTGGTCCTTGTGATGGTATGTTTCATCATGACGGACTTCGTCATCGGCTGTCTGGCATCCTACAAACGGGTGACCGCCGCCGGGAAGCGATGGTGCTTCTACTCCGACGCGGCATGGCGCACGATCTACAAATTTGGCTTCTGCGCAATGGCGGTCGCCGGATTGTATGTCATCGGAAATGACGTGCTGGGCGGGGACTTCGGCGCCGACCGGCTTCCCAATATTCTCTGCGCGATGGTATGTTTTACGGAGCTGTGGTCCTTTTGCGAAAACGCGGCCTATCTCTCTGGTTCGAAACTGTTCTTGTGGCTCCGGCAGTTCACCATCAACAAGGCGAAGCGCTGGGACGAGGACGTGGCCAAAGACATGGAGGACTTAATCAAAAAATAACGATATGAAAAGATCAGAATTGCTTGCCGAAGTTCAGAAAAACTTCAAGATAACAGAGCTGGTATGTCCTCATGTCTACCAGCGCGACGGCGAGAAGGCATGGCGGTATTTCTCCAATGAATTTCTCGAAACGCTCGTGGCCATCCGCAACATCCTCGGCCTTCCCATGACCATCAACAACTGGGTGGGCGGCGGTCAGTACAGCCAGCGGGGCCTGCGATGCAACATCTGCGATCTGGTGGCGTCGAAAACCCGCTCCGGCTTGCTGTATGTCTCGGCTCATATGCTCGCGCAGGGGTTCGACTTCTCCACTACCATCCCCTCTCACAACGTGCGGGAAATCCTCAAAAAAAACGCATCCAAACTTCCCTATCCTATCCGGCTGGAGAAAGACACCTCTTGGGTGCATGTCGATCTCTACCGCGTAGACGACAAGAAAAAAATCACCGAATTTAACGGTTAACCAACATGGCAACAATCAAGAAATTCATAGCCACTTCGAACGGCAACCGGGTGTTCGTCTCGGACCTTGCCGCGATGGCCGACACCATCTTCGGCATGATGGGCGCGTGGCCGTGCCCGATTCCCTACTGCATTTTGAAGGGAGTGATAGGCCCTCAAAACACCTCCCTGCGAATCAACAAGGGCGGCGGCGTGCTGATGTACGGCAAGTTTTTCCCGACTCCGAACGGTGATACCCTTTCTATCCCGAAGGGCAGCTATCTGTATGCCAAAGCCCAGAACGACACGGCAGAACCCCGAACCTCGTCCACGGGGCAATCGTACTACCAGAACATCGTCTATTCCCTCATGGTCACTACGGCCAAGCAAACGGGAACATCGACCGACTACGAAGCCGCAACTGGTCTGTGGGAGATCGTGGACGGCGCGGTTACGGGAGCGATGGAAACCATGGCATGGATCGCCTACGTAAAATCCATCAGCACCTTGTGGCGCTGGGACTACATCGACAACAACCTGCCTGCAAACATCGTGCAGACGCAGGCAGTAGCCGATTCCGCCATCACTACCCCCAAGATGGCGCCCGGCTCCGTGACCAGCTCCATTTTGGCGCCCGGCTCCGTGACCAACAGTAAGATGGCATTTGCTGTCGGCATGCCCTATATTCCCTCTTACCGGCCTACGATTGCAGACACCACCATTCACGCTACTCCGTGGGCATGGCTGGTGATTGAAGCGTCGGATCAGGCCAGAAACATAATCATTACCACTGAAACACCCTCGTCCTCCGAGGGGGCGCCTATCAAAATTGTGGTGAGCAACAAGACCAATTTCGGCCTTTCACTGACCCTTACTCAGCCCAACAACATCACAACGTATCTTATAAATATCCCGTCTCAAACCATCCTGATCGTAGACGGAGTGTGGATGATAAGCTCGTATTCTTTCGTGACGTACGACGGTAAAAACACGTACCCTTGATCGGTTATTCGAGCATATATGTAAAAATAGGGCCAAATGGCCCTATTTTCCTTTGTTATTTCGACGATCTCGGCCAGTACTTGGTGTAGGCCCACAAGAGACCATACGCCACAAATACTGCGGCCATTGCGGCTACGATAACGTAACCCATCGTCTTACTGATAAGCGACAATGCGATCAGCACTATCGCGGCCCCGATCAGGGCAATCAAAGTCCACTTTTTCATCGTTTCTTTTTTTTATAGTTCTTATTGGTGGAGGTATATTTGTATTCATCCGCCACGTCGGTTCCAAATTCCAATCTTCGCCTGAACTGAAAATCAAACAGCTCGTCGGCTCTACGGTGAAACTCCGCTTCTATGACTTTCCAGCCATAGTTGTATTCTTCCTCCTGCTGTTTCATTACCACCTGATTATATTGTAAGATACGCCTACTCCAATATAGGGGTACAGCCTCACATCCTGCTTGAGTACCGCGCCGTACCCTGCCTGCACTCCTATCCCCCACCGGGTTTTTCGAATCGGGCCTTGCACGACCTGCGTCTGTTGATTTACCTTCATCCAATCCAACTGCGGGTGGAGGTCTCCGATGGCCGGGCCGCTCACCTGCGCCGACCAATCCGGGCCTGAGTACGGTCGCGTCTCTACAGCTACCTGTAATTCAGTGCTATCCGGACCCACTTTTGCGATCTTGGTTTCCGTCACTGTCACCGTATCGACCGGAGCAAACACCAGATTGGGGACCCGCACCGTTACCGAGTGGTAGGTGCTCGGCCCGGATTGAGGCTTTTCGTAGTACACTGTCACCACCTGCCGGTCGATGATAGGGTCCGCCGGCCATAACCATCGACCCCCCACTACACCTACTGCCAGCCCGATCAGAAGAGACACGGTAATTTTAAGAGCATTCATAGCTTTTTGGCTGGAAAATTCTCGGCGGTCGAATCTTTTACGACCTTCATTAATGCCTTCTCCACGGCTTTCTGAACCTCTTTATCGAGGTCCACGGGCAGGCGTATTCTTCCTACCAATACGCAGAGCAGCGCAAATGTCTCCAGCGTCAACATGATGGCCAAGATGGCCACTGCAAATTCCAATTCATTTCCCATGGTATAGTTGTTTTCGATTTGTTATGGCTTCTGCCAGTATTCTCGTGAATGCGTCGCCGCCGAATCTCATGACCTCAAGTCCCCTTGACATGGGGGTGCATATCAGAACAGCCCATCCGTCGGCCGCGGCCTGCGACATCTTTTCGTACTCCTTCCCCAACGCTACAGGGTTCGAGTGGCGCCCCCCTACGAAGTTACCCCCATTTAATTCTACTGCTATCTTCAACTCCAGACATGCGTAGTCGAACCGCCAGCGACGGGGTGGGTGGAACCGATACTCCGAAATCCACTCCAACCCGGTCGTCTGACGCAGTATTTGCAGGTATGCGTCCATCTACTCCTTCAAGGTTTGGGCGGCAAACATGTAGTAATGCCGCAGGGTGCTGGCAATCTGGGTCAGGTCGTTCGATGCGGCGCCATCCCAAACCCCCTCCTTGTCGTTCTTGTTGATGATCTCGATGATCTCGGCCAGCTCGTCGCGGGTCTCGCGTACATAACGCCGCCAGTCGCCCAGCGTTACCATGTCGGCCACCACGGAGGTTTCGATGAATCCCGACATGCTGTGCACCGGAACTCCGCCCAGCTGAACGATCAACTCGGCGACATTGTCGGCTGCTTCGTTGAGCTTTTTATACACTTCGTCGAAAAAAGGGTGCCAGCTCTTGTAATGCTCTCCGTACAGCGTCCAATGACGCCCGCGGACATTCTGGGTAGTGACGGCAATCGTCGCCAGCAATCGGTCCAAAATCTCAAATTCCATAATCTATGTTTTTAAAATGGTTCTTCGTCTACATCGTCATGGCGCGCCCAACGATTCTTGGATGTTTGTTGCTTAGCCGCCTGATTGTCTTTCAGCCACGGCGCCCTACGCCCCTTGCCGATGAAAGCCGCCTCTCGGTGATTTCCTTTCCCCCAGTCTATTGCAATGAAGTACTCGTTTCCCCATTTGTCGGGTTCTTTCAGTTTCTGAATCTTGATGTTGATGGAGCTGCCTATGCCACCCCGACATCTAAACTCTTTGATGGCTTCGTCAGGGATCATGTCCAGTCGCACCTCGGCGATAATAACTTCATCTGCCATACGCAAATATAATCAAAATGCTTGAAATTGTTCTGATCGCGTCGTGTCGGCGTCTGCCGTGTACTCTACCCTCCCATCCGTACTGTATAGCCGATCCCTGCCGGAATTGTCGGTCCTGACGATCCCTTCGAGCCGGCCGGAAGCATCCCGAACCTCACGCGATCCGTCGTTCCGGGTGCGGATGGTGTGGGTCACCTTTCCCTTCGAATCCTTGATGGTCCGCACGTCCTGCGCGTAGGCGCGCTTCACCCCGGTGAAGGCGATACACACCACTGAAATAAGTATGGCCAACAGCCACCATAGCACCCACGTAGGGCGCATTTCTCCTTGATTTTTCATTTTTTCGTCTTTTTTGTTTCTAATTCGGCAAGCAATGCATTCGCCATATCCACTGCTCCTACTACAGTCTCATTCATGCACCATGACTTAGTAGCTACAATACGAGCCGCCATCGCCATGCCAGCATATACCCGCCGCCAGTACTCCCGGTCAACTGGTAAGGATTCCTTACAAGTTGGATTATCAACTGTCAAGTTTTCTTTGATAGTTGGGCCGTACTCTCCACGCGCCAGCTTATATTCGTAGTCGTCATCGCGCATCATTTCGATACGTGTCAGAGGGTGCAATCCATCCACTGAATGGATAAAATTTTTCCAACTTTTCCAGTTCTTTTTGCGCTCGTTTACTTTTCATGGTTGGTTATCTTTTGTGTTTCACTTTGCGATTCGGTATGCAAGAAATCCATCCCCAGAACGGCATACGCCGCTTCAAGTAGTCCGGATCATCCTCGTTGTTGTATGCCTCGGTTTCAAAGCAGGTGTAGTAGTACGCGCCCGGATAAGGCGGGATAAGCACTTCGATCAGCCACGAAATACCGTAGCAAATCCAGCCGGCGAAGAGAATACCGACCACGGTCAGAACCCATCCCCACCATGCAAACGAGTAGCTTATGGCGACCGGCAGGAGGATTGCCGCGAACAGCAGGGCCAGTTCGATCTGCTGGGCGCAGTGGGTTCCTTCGTGGCGGCGCGTTTTCTCAGTCAGATGCTGGTACTTGGGCTTCCGAGTGAATGCGAACGCAAGCCATGTTACCCAGCTGAATCCCTTGAACGGGATCAACTTGTTGTGGACTTCGATAGGCAGTTTCATATGTTCAGTTTATAGCCGTTAGACATTACCCACTCGATGCGGCCGACGAGAAGGTCGATAAGGCTTTTGTTGCGGGCGAAACCATATTCCTCGTCCTGTGAAATTTGGCCGAACTCAAAATCCCATCCATCCTCCCCGGTCTTTTCCAAGGTAGGATTAAATCTAATTGCTATAAAAATCACCGACGGGAGAAGCCCCATCAGGTCGGCGACCGTGAAGGCGGGAATGATTTGGAGCACCTCCAATTGGGGGAATTTTTGGATAGGCCCTATTTTCAACGCCCATTCGGTGTAGCCGGTTTTCTTGTCTCGGAACATACGATGCCATACCATACTCGCCTTCTCCGCGGGCACTCCCAGCTCGATCAGCCGCTTCGACTGCCCGATGCTCGTTACTTGGTTTTTCATTTTTACTCTCTAAATTTCGTTTAAAAATATTCAGGTGATACCATGTACCACTTTGGTGGTTTCATTCGATTCTACCCGCCTAAGAATCGCAAACAGGGGCATCTTTGCTTTTGTCTCTCCTTTGGCTTTCCCAAAGCTCAAGTATTTTTGCCTTAGTTTCGTCGCTGAGCCGGTTTATTACAGAACCATGAAGACCCGCCACGTGTACCTCCCTATTTGCACATGCTTCGCATCTCTCTTCGAAGTATTCTGCGAACCACTGGTATATGATCTGACCGTCTATGCGCCCGAACAGCTGCCCGTAGAATCCTCGCTTTGCACGGGACATTACAAGATTCACATCGGCGCTGTTCAGTGCCCAGAAGTCATCCAATATCATCTGGCAGGTCTCGTGTATCTGAGCGCCGTCCATTTTTGCCGATACGTTGAGAAACTTTTGAAGATTTGAAATCCATGCCGCGAGCATTAGAATGACCGAATTTTCACCATACGCTTTTCGCAGGGCCGATAACGAATGTCCTCCAGAGCTGGCGCAAGCAAGCGGGGTTAGGCACTTACGGAACAATTTCATGCACTCGGCTGGCGTTAACAGCGTTTTGCAAAGCTCGGTCGAGTTGGTCTCGTTCGTCATCGGTAAGTCCGTCCTTACCGCGGGAATTGTCTTTTGATCTTTCATACACTCGGTTGGTTTTTTGTGAAATAGCATATTCGAATATCCGTTTCCAATCTATCGTCTTTCCTCGCCCCTTCTTTTTGTGCAGCCATCCGGCCTCGGTAGCCCAAAACTCCTTGCATGCTTTTTCAAGTGTCAGCCGAATATCTACCCCCGGATTGAACCGCCTTCGCTCTTCCACCCATTCCCCGTCGTTCATCCATCGTTTCCATGCGGCTCGGCAGTCTTGCAGGTACACGTCAAAACTATCACGCCAAGTAACCTCTCTGGGTTTCTCTGGGTTTTTGTTCGCGCGCACGCGCTTTGAGTTTTTACCTGAAATTTCTGTTTCTATATCTACTATCTCTGCATCTTCGAGTACGTCAGTACGAGAAGTATTACTTACCGTAGGTACAGTATCAGTATCAGTATCAGTATCAGTATCAGTATCAGTATCAGTATCAAGGTTCGTCTGGGTTCGACTGGGTTTTTCTGGGTTCCCAAAATAACCCACTGGGTTTTGTTGGGTTTCTCTGG